CTGCCTATACCTGACACATCAGTTAAAGAATTAATAGATATCTCGTAAACCTTTTCATACCCAGTAGGAAGGGCGGCCACCGCTTTTGGCTGTATCTTAGCTCCTGAAATAGCCCCATCAGCAACTTTTATTGCGGCCTTGGTAGTTGCATAATCTCTCTCAAATCTCTCAGGGTCTAGAACCGCATTTTCTTCGTATAACACGCCCCCTTTAGAGTTTGCGGCTATAACGTATAGTATCTCAGTTAGCGCTTTGTTGGAGTATTTGGCTGGCTCTTTTAAAGAATCTACCAAGCCATACCACACATTATTTTCCGGGTCTAAAGTTCCGGTCTTTACTTTTATAGTAAACCCTTGCTGGTCTGGGCTTTTAAATTTACTTAGTACCTTATTGTTGCTTATAATAGCAGTGTAATAGCATTTTCTTAAATATCTTTGAGTTTCAAAAGGAATCCCCATCTTTTGAAATAACACAACCATATCCTTCTTTACTACTTCGCTCATCACTAAGCTTTCAGATAGAGGGTCAAATTCAAATACATCGTCTACATATTCTTTATTTGCACCGTTACTCATCTCTAAGCGGGTATCTTTCATAGTGGCCATCATTGTAGCCACTATATTAGCAACTTCAGGGTCTTCTATTTGCAATAGAGGATTTTCAGCTCTGTAATACGGCTCTAAAGTCCAGTATTGGTAATAGTATATCTTAGCTAATTCCTCGCTGCCATATTCAGTACCAGTGCCAGCTTCTGCGATCTGATCGTATGAACCTCCGGTCGGGTTATAAACAAAGTTAGAGGCTTCTTCCATGTCTATGGTTTCAAAGTCCTCTCTTTTAGTACCTTCAAACCTTTTTAGGCAGTCTTCTATAGAATAAACTTTAAACCTATACACCCACCTTGCATCTAGCATGTTAGGCTCAGATGTTTGGGGATCCCACCCAAATTCATTATACTTTATGTTTTCAGAAACAACCTCTCCATCCGGGTTCTTCTCGTAGCTAATGTTAGTATCTACAGCGCCATACCCAGTGATAAGCATCTCCCTATCCTGCCTGGTCTCAATATTATCCATATTAGCGTTTTTTCTGTAGTAATCAGAAAATGAGTTCTTATCTTGAGAATATAGCTGTTGGAGTTCACTCTCCATTATTCTAGCTGTATATTCAGGCTTGCGCCTTAGTTGTATCATAAAGCCAACCACAGCATCCACATAGGGTTTTACCCTATTGAAAGTTACCATGCGTTTACGACCTTTGTCGTTGATTATAGCTTTATATGCATTCTCATTACCGTGATGAAACTGGTGGTTTTCTCTAGCTTTCTTGTACTGCTTAGAGTTTCCAGCCTCCGATAATGCTTTGTGTCTTTTCCATTGCTGCGATAAAGCGGAGTCTTTTAAAACTGGCATATGCCTTCACCTTTTGAATTACCAATTTACGAAATCCTCTTCAGTGTTATCTCTTGAAGGTCTAGTTCCATAGTCTTCGGAACCCAATTCTTTCTTCTCTATACGAGGGAAAACGGCAGAAACATCCTGATCCATTATTCTAGATAAGGCGTCCAACATATCATCGTGCGAGTTGTAACCTTTTCTAGGGAATATCATCAATTCATCTTCAATGAACTGCCGGACTAATTCTACCCTTTCTCCAGCTACATTATCATAAAATATTATCTTTGGTAAGTAAAAACGCCCTTGCTGAAATATAGGCACTAATCTTTTTATCCTATCTTCTTTCTTCATATTCCCTCCAACCTTGATCAAAGGGAATCTATAGTTGATATCATCCTGCGCTTTTTTAAGGTAGAATGCGTCTGTCATCATACCATATTGTTCGCAAATTACTTTTGGGGGGCGACCAGATTTAGCGTTCCATCTTTTGTGTAGCTTTATAAGTAGGTTTATCCTTTCCGTTGGGTTTAGCCTATCTCTTACCATATCTAGCAAATAGTAATTATTATCCGGGGCTAACCCTAATACCATCATAGCTGTATAGTCAGGGTCGTCAGCTTCTCTTTTCTTTTTTTCATTCGCCGGGTCGTAAAGTATAAAAACATTCATATTGCGGCAACTAAAGTGGGCGCTTGTATTGTCATAATGGTGTACCCATTCCGGTTTGAATGCTTGTAGTTCATCGCTTATTGGGTTCTGTAACATCTGTGCAAAGAAAGTAGATTCTCCCATATCATTATACTTCTTTTTTAATTCAGTTTCAGTAATTAAAACTGGCTTACCCGTAGGAGTGCCATCATCAGTTGCCGGGTATAGCCTAGGTTTTGCTGCGTTTCTAGACATAATAAGCTGGTAAGTGTCCATTGGTACATATCTGGTGCCAATATACCTTCTAAAACCCCCTTCAACCCCAAGGTTAATAGATAGCTCCCAAGCTCTATTCACGTTTTGAATACCCTCGCTAGTTTTAACGTTATCATTTGAAACAATATCGTCATAAACACATATTCTAAAGTGCTTTGATACTGGTTGCCCGTCTATTAGCCCCCAGGCTTCAATGGTGGCTTCTTTGGGGTTGGACTTGCGCCTTACTACTATCCCATCGTCTTCCGACCACTTAGGAGCCTGTTTTCTAGGTTCTTTGTATAATATATCATCAAACAAATCCTGAAGAAGCTCGTTGTTTTCAAACTCCCTCATAATCTGCCTTAATATACTTTTTGCAATAGACCTTACAAACGAAAATATACCAACTGTCACCTCTATACCCTTCCACTCTGGCAACGGATCGTCTCCATGGCTGGCCAGTACGTCCTGAATGGTTTTTCCAAAGGTAATTATGGTAGATTTAAAGTGTTCCCTTGCCCATAAATCTAAGTGTTCGTTAGGTTCGCTTTGTACTTCTTTACATCTATCAAGCAGCCACTGCGGGTTTTGCTTATCTAGCATATAATCGCAGCGCAATATATACACTAAAAGAAACCAAAGGTCTGTCCGGGCTAATCTTCTATATACTACTCGCTTATCCTGGGGGGAAAGAGTTATCAGTTCCTGGGTTAATTCTGCATATTGTTCTAAAGTATCTAACATGACAGCTGTTTTTGGCAATATTTCGTTACTTCAGAAAACATTCTATACATTAGCACTTTATAAAGCCTATCCACAAAAGCTTCGTGGCCTAGTTTTTCTAAGTGCGAGAATTTTATCTTGGTGTTATATTGCCTTGGCTGCCCGTTCAAGAAGTAATGGTGTTTGATAAACATATGTTCTGGTTCACTCGGGGAATACATCACCTCAAACCTCATAGTGCTTCCGGGTTTAACTCTTTCATTCAAAGATTTTTCAATACTAGGCATCTTTTATCTTTTTTACCAATTTATTTAAAACCTCTATAGACCTTTCATCTAGCTTTTGGTCTAGCGTGTGTTCTACATTAGCCTGTAAGTCTACCTTATCCTTTATCTTACCGTAAGCGCCATCCATTAGCTCTTTATATGCAGCTACATCACCGCTTTTGGCCTTTTTTATAACGGCTAAAGTAAGAAGCTCCTCAACAGTTAATGCCTGAACTTCTTTTATTCCTTCAGGGGTAAACCCTTTATTTAACCTAGCCTCTAAAAACTTCTTGATGATTGTAGATCGGTTTTTGGTTCCTTTAGGCCGCCCGTTTGGGTTTCTAGTTTCCCCTTTTTTCATAGGCTTAAGGTTAAGTAAGCGTTTATCGTCTTGCTTCATTGTTTTGTCTCTGTTTTATATTCTTTAAATTTTTTGCCAGTGGTAAGGCTAATAGCATGTTGATTTGTAAGAGCTTCCCAACGTTTTACTATTACATCACAGTATTTAGGATCTAGTTCCATCCCATAGCACTCTCTATTCAGTTGGTCTGCAGCTATCAATGTGCTGCCACTGCCTAAAAATAAATCTAAAACTCTATCTCCATCTTTTGTAGAGTTTTCTATTTGGTAAGCTAATAAGGTTACTGGTTTCATTGTTGGGTGCTCTTTATTCACCATTGGTCTATCAAATTCCAAAACAGTGGTTTGTTTTCTGTCTGAATACCAATTATGCGCTGCACCATCTTTCCAGCCGTATAGACAAGGTTCATGCCTCCAGTGATAATCCTGACGGCCTAAAACCATCGTTTGTTTACACCAAACAAGGCATTGTCTAACAACCCAATTTATGTGTTTGCACGCACCTCTAAAATTATAACCTTCACTATCAGCATGCCATATATAAAACACTCCACCCGGTTTTAAGTATTTGTTAGCACAGGCAAAGGCATCACTTAAAAACTGAAAGAATCCAGAGTCGGATAATTTATCGTTTTTGATTGTAAGAGCGTCTTTGGTTTTACCCACATAAGATACATTGTAAGGTGGGTCGGTAAGAAATAGATCAACCATAGCCCCCCCCATCAGTTTATCAACATCTTCTATTTTAGTGCTATCGCCACACATAACCCTGTGTTTTCCTAAAATCCATATGTCTCCAGGCATTGTAATAGCTGTTGATGCTATAGCAGGGACTTCATCTTCTTCTATTTTTTTGTTAGAGTCTTCAAAGCTTATATTCTCAAAACCCCAATTAGTAAGCTCTTCTTCGGTGTAATCTTCTTGTAGTATATCAAAATCAAACTCACCCCAGCTAATGTTGTCACTAGCCACTATTTGTTTTTTTAGCGCAGCTGTTAGTGGTACTATTTCCGGTGGTGGACACATAACTATAATCTCTGTATCTCCTAATCCAAGATCAATTAGTGCCTTAAGTCTTTGATGCCCGGCTAAAACCACTCCCTTTTCATCAATGCATATTGGATTACGATAGCCCTGCTCTTTTATTCTTTCTTTTAGTTTATTTAAGCGATCCCTTGTTATCTTCCTTGGATTCCGTTCGTACGGGATTAACTCCGCTATCTTGGTCTTTCTCGGAATCCACTGGTTTATACTGGTTAAGGACTCGGGCTTGTTTTTTCTTTTCGTAGATTTCATAGGCCATGCTCCTGACGTATTCCACGTCCTCATGTTTGTTTTCTTTTTTAGCAAGAAAGTAAGCTAAAAAAGCGCAGTAGTGAAAAAACTCATCTTGTGGCAATAACTTATTAGACACCCACAATGCCTTGGTTTGTTATAACACGTGCTACATAAAACTCGGCAAACTTCATTATAGTTTTTTCTGGTTGGTGTATAGTAACATCTTCTGCTTGCTTCGCACCGCCCCTGAATTGAATACATTCGTGGTCTGCGTTATATGCTGCTTTTGCGTTCGGATTACGCTTCTTAAACATTTCGTTTATATCGTCCACAATTTTTTGCACCCTAATTTCTTGGGAGTTAACGCTTCTACCCACTCCTGCCGAGATGTCTAGGGTTACTAGCGGCTCCGGTGCTGTGGTGTCGTTACTTACCGGGTTGATATCTGCGGAGGCTTCGGTAATGTCCGCCATTGCTTTTTGCTTTAAGGCTTCAATTAAGCCCTCTTTGCTAATGCCCCCGGTTTTAATGCCTTGCGCTTTAGCTAGTGTAACTAACTCTTTATATTCCATGTTTTCTAGTTCGTTCATAGTAGTCTCCTTGGTTGGTTAGGTTAAAGTCTTCTTATTAAAATTATCGCTTCTTACAAATTTAATCAATTGTTTTCTTAGTACCCTTGGATTATATCCCAAGAATGAAGCTACTAAGTTAAAGGTATTCTTATCATAGAACAGCCATCTAAAGCTTTCTTTTTTAATGATTTTAAACTCTTCTTTATTGTTGTTACTTTGTATATCAAACAGGCATTGTTTTATTACGCTAAACCACAGTCTTTGGTAAGGGTCTAGCCCATCGCTCGTAATATCCTCTATTGGGGTGTTTTTGGTCTTAAGCGTTATTTTTTCAAAGGTATAGCCCTCGGCAAAACTTGGTGGGCAAAGACTAAATTTTTCTAGTTTTTCATTCATTTTTATTAGCCGTTTCTAAATTTATATTATTTTAACGGCAAAATAAAAACAACTACTTTATTTCAAAGTAACTTTATATCCGGGTAAATTCATATATTCCCTTACCATACGATGCAGGTCTCCGTCAGATCGCGCAATACCCTCTTTGTCATACTCTTTGTTAGAACAATATATTTCTTTAACCCCGGCAGGTGTTATTATTTCTAAGGTTAGCATATACTAAGGTTATTGTTAAAGTTTATAGTTCTAGCTCTAGTTTCTAGTACTTTAGCCCTGGCAGTTTCCATATCCACTCCACTATAGCGTAAAGCTCTATAGGCCAGTGAACGTCTTAAGTATTTTAGCTCTTCTTGTGTCATATCTTTTTCCTCAGCCATAATGGTATAAATATAATTAAAGTCCATCCTGCGCCTATATACATCTCAGCCGCTCTCCATGACATATAAGGGGTAAAGTAAGGCATCATCTCCCCGGTGCCAATCCAAAACAAAGCAAGTATAGGGAAAGCATACCAAAAAGCAATCCACCAGTTTTTTGTGATAAGCCAGCCACAAGTAAACATAAACAACACTTGAAATGGTTTAAGGCCACTTATACCAGAGCCCCTCCCGGCGTTTATCATAGCAACCCATATAGCTAAACAAATAATATAAAACAACGTTTGTTGGCGTTTAGTTAGTTTGATCTTCATCTGACTGATCCCTTTTTTTAGTTAGTTGATTTTTTATAAACTCTTTTATAGCGGGTACAAGAACAATTGGAACCCTTAAGCAAGTAGTTGGCATTCCATACTTTCCTGAGTTTACCGGCCTACCTGCGTTTTTTCTAACTCCTCCTCTCACTTTACCTCCTCACATTTTATAAAAACCAGTTTTCGCATATCCTCTAAGTGATATTTTATTGCGGCTATATGCCCTGAATTACCAGTTCCATCTTCAGGCCTAAAACCTAAATGCCATAGATAATTAAATAATCCTTGTGTTTCTTCTTCGGTAAGGGTAAAGGCTGGAGTTATATTATCGCTTGTTTTAAGTGCTTTCATTTCCACTGTTTTTGCAACGTACCTAACCCCTTCTAATCTTTGTACTATAGCAAAATCAAAGGAGCTTTCGTAGTAGTTGGGTCTAACTTTTACCTCAGTAGATTCAATTTTAACTTTGCTCATTTTTATCCTCCTCGTTGTTAAATTCAATTATTTGCTCCCCGGCCAACCTAGCCTTGTTATTTATATTAGCGATAATAACATCCTTAGATATTTTAACACCTAATCTGCTTAGGTAATAAACCCAGGTTGGTATGTAAGCTTGGTATTTTGCTATATAAATGTCCTTATCCTCTACTAGTGGGATGCTTCTTTGATCGTTTAAAACCGCAGCGGCCTCTTTTAATATTTCTATAGTTAGCATGCTTACTCCTTGCCCGTTTTGGTTAATATAATATTCTTTGTTTGGTAACTTGGATATAACCGCACACTTTGCATTTTCTTTCTTGAGTTGTCACTATCCCAATAGGTGGTTGATCTATACGTCTAAGCACCATTCTTGATTCAATAAGTTTCCATTTATCATATTTATGAAATATGTGCATCTTATTTGCCTTTAGTTTAATGCTTTTATTAATAGAAAGATTGCGACAGCAAGATTCACAGAAGCAAAAATAGTATAAAAAATTGCATAAATTAAAGACATTATTTATCTCCTTGTGTTGTTACTTGTTGGTTTAAAATTCCGTGTATCTCAATATCTTTTGTAGTTTCCATTATTCTTAACTTTTTTTGAACGTGGGTAATTCTGCGGCTGATATATCTTTCCGTAGCCTTATTGGCTTTCTGCAATTCTAAAAGCTCGCCGTATTCTTTTTTATAGCCTCTGTATTCTTTTGTTATTGCCACGTTATTCCCCTTTAGTTTGTAAAAGTGCCACTTTAATACAGCGATTTAATATTACTCTCATGCTTTTTTGAGATAACGGCCTAGTTTCTATTTTGCAATCTTGTATAAAAAGGTATTTTTTAAGTTCTTTCCAAGCCCTTTTCTGCGCTTTCGCCAGCTCAACATCCGCTTTTGGTTTCTGCTGTAGGACTGTTTTGCACTTAGCTAATAGCTTTGCCATACGTTCAGTTTCATCTGCTAGGTGGTTAGCCTCTTTAAGCTCTCTGGTTAATGTGCGATTAAAAGATGCTTCACTTTCTAATTTTTTTATTAAATTAACGCTAGACTTCCAAAAATATAATTGGTTTGTATCATTAAGAATTGCATCAATATCTTTAATCAACTCACAGCTAGGCTCAACTTCTGCGGTGGGTTGTGGTTCAATTGGCTCATATATGTTAAAGAACTCATCTTCTCTATAGATTGTGCCACTTAATACACGATAACCATATAGATACTTACCAAAATAATCATCAAGGCAATCAACTGTTACAATGTCGCCAGTATCTTTTCTTCTAAATTTTGCAGTATAACTACTCATGTTATTTCTCCTGTTTAGATATTCTTATGCTGGCAATTCCTTGATATGCTTTATCGCCATAAATGCTAAAAATTATTTTCTGAGTTGATTCACACATCTTTGTTACATCATCTTTTAGAAAAAATTCTATTTTGCCATGTATTCTATTTTGCTTTCCATAACCCTTAGATAATGTTACAGGGCGGCCAATCTCGCAAGTTTTTTCATTCCAGCGTTTACCATAAAGCCTAAACTCCCAAACCTTTGAGCCGTTTTCAAAAGCGTTGTAATGCTCTGTGTTAAGTGGTATAAATAGTGGCTTCATATCTCACTCCCCCTGCTCAACACTTGCTTGCTATTGGCTCGGCCTTACATTGATAAGCTGGTGTGTTAGCTCTGCGCATAATTTCAAGCACTTCGTATTCATCGCTTAAAAGAATGTTAGCATTTTCCAATATAACCTGAGAGCCATATTCTAAAACTGTAGCGTGTTCAACTACATCCTTATAAGCTATGCGTATAAAGTCATTAGGCATTAAGCCATTTTCTTTCTCAACCAACATAAGCACCCCTGCTTTTTCATCAGCTTCAATAGTGGCTTCGGCTAATAATAATGCATCATCAATAAAACAATTACAGCCAAGCGATTCAGCTTTATGCTTTATAGCCTTAGCCCTTAACTCTATTATCTCTTTTTTTGTTAGTTGTTTCATATCTCTATTCCTTTGGTGGCGTTGGTAATTTAGGGTTCTTAATATTCTCTAGTTGCATGGCTGTTAATTCGCTGACTGGCGCACCTTTAAATGGTTGTGCAGTATAGGGGATTTCAATCGTATTCTTAATTATATCCAAAATCTTCGGGTGAACACTTAGCTCAAATATATCTCGCAAGGCTTTAATATACTTTTCTTCTTGCCCCTGCGTTTCTTTTAGGTAAGCGGTGATAACGGTAGAAGCTATTGGAGTATAAGCTTCCCATTGCTTAATATCTTTTCTACCATCAACTGCGTAATCGTCTGGGTCGTAACCCTGTTCTATTGCTATTGCCCTCGCACAAGCCTCTAAAACTTTATCATCTATTTTCATTTAGTGTCCTTCCTTCCTGATAAATAGCGTATCATTTCACTTGTGGATGCTTTGGGAGCGAAATAAAAGCCCAAATGGATAATATTGCCCGCTTCGTCTACTGCTTTCTCTTCCCTTATAAGATAAACATAGCGGTTAGTTATAGGGTTTACAATTGCAAAATCCATATCGTAATTAGCTTTTACTAACTGAATGCCCGGCACTTCCTTTTCTATTGTTTTAAAAATATCTAGTGCGATTTTTCCTTTATCATCTATTTTCATACAGCCTCGCTTATTATTGTAACTTCTAAAGCTCTATCTATTAGTTTTGTACCTAAGAATAAATCTTTTTTAGGGTCTGCTTGTATAGCCTCCCACTCCCACTTCTCATAACCACAGTTATTCTTTATCTTGTAATAATTTTTATACATCCCTTAACTTTCCAATATTTGCCGAGCGATCTCATTGGATTTAAGCCGATACAGCATTTCTGTTGTAGAGGCTATTTTTTTAAGCCCCTCTTTGTACCTTTGCCCCTCTTTACTGGCGGCTTGGTAGCCTTCCCAAGCAATAGCGGTTGTAGTGGCTTTATAAATACCGCTAATGTGTTTTGTTATATCAAAGCCTTCCAGTGTAGCCCACTTTTCAAATTCTTCTCTCATCTTATCCATTGGCTTCTCACTCATGACATCCTTTGTTTTTTAAAAGCTTTTTCTTCTTTTATTATTTCAAAACCTGCGCTTATTATACCAAAACTAAAAACAACAATTATATACATTAGAAAAAACGCCACCAGGCCGGCCAGTGCCATTACGGCAATAAATGCAATCAAAGGGGAAAAAACAATGGCCAACACCCACAATAAAATATTAATCATTTATCCTCCCTCTATTAAATGCTTTGTTTACTAAGCTTAGTGTTAATGTTTCTATGTCTTCCCAGGTCTTGATTGTTTTCTTGGTTTCCTGAACGGCTAAAATAGTTACAGAACCATCCTCTTCTTTTTTACCTAAAATAGCAGCCGAAGAGTCTAGGTTGTTTTTAGAGATATCTAAAGAAACGTATAAATCTTTATTGTTCATGTCTTTTTACCTCTAAAACGTCTATATTTTTAAATTGCGGGGGGGTGTTTTTTCTGCTTTGTGTATCTAATACTAAAAGATAAGCTATAAATATGATCCCGGCCAATATACCTAAGCCAACCACTTTTTCTTCAATCTTATCTTCCGGTTGCTCTAGAAACCTTTTGATCTTAATTCTAATGTTTTTCATAAAACCTCTTATTTGTTATTAATTACTCTTGCCGTAAACAACAAATAAAGGGGTGTTTTTGTAATGTAAAGTAGATTATTGAATCAAGTATCAACTATTTTCTAAATTGGCGGATTTCAGCAACGCTGTTACATCTAAGTCGCTTGTGGAGTAGGTTTTTAGAAATCCCGCTAGTTGCCTGGCAGTCCAATGAATGCCTCTTTTATCTTTATAAGGCACAGGGAACACCTCCAATTTAAGTAATATACCTATTTCCTTCTCGGTGAGCCCGGTAAACTCTGCAGTAGCCTTTAAGTTCATTCTTTTGGTAAATGCCAAATAATTAACTTCAGGTGTTTGGGTTTTTATCTTTGCCATCATCCGCATAATATTGTTCAAAATATAGCAGGTCTTTATTTATTTTGAAAGCCGGGTCTTGTTGCGATCCTAAAGGAAGGGCTATAGTGTATCTTGAATCGGTAATTTCAAACCACCTTATTCCAAATTCATCATTCTTAGGGTTAGGAGCGTGCATGTGTAAAACCATCTCTCCGGCTAATGCCGCACCCTCACCATCCCTTATACCCCCCTCCTGATTCATCTGGGCAGCCCCCAGTGCGAATATGTTTTCCTGTTTGGTTACGTCCCCTATCCACTGTGCAATATCGTATAAAAAATCAGCCTTATTAACTCCCTTTGGTTGGCCTTTAACTATCTGCAGATAATCTAATATCACCCCGTCAAGTTTGTATTTCCTAACCGTAGATATTATTAGCTTTTTAAGGTCTTGGAATTTTATTCCGGGGGCATCGGCAAAAATTACACAGTTCTTTTTATTTTCCAAACTCACCGCATACTCACAAACCTTTTTCTGAAATTTATCGCTTGCCCTTATGTTCTTATCATAAAAGCTCACTGGGTTGTGGTTAATGTTGTAGCCTATAATCCGCTGGTATATTTCTGCAGCGCCCATCTCTATGGCTATGTATAAATGCTTAGTTCCGGCCTTTGATAGATTGTGGGAAACACTCCCTAAAAACGTAGTTTTACCAGCTTTTTTCCTAGCCACTACCCAGTAAGATTTCTTCTTATACAATCCTCCGGCCATAGCATTATCCAGCAATGGATAGCCAGTACTGAAACATGGTAGTTTCTCCGTTAATCCCTGAGCAATAGTTAGAGCCAGTTTTTGCTCGGTAAATAGTTGCACGTTTTTGCTTGGCTCAAATAGTAACTCCTCTATTTCGGTCATAGCCGCATCAACGTCTGTTGAAGCAGTAACGTTGTTGTTGTATTTGGCTATAAAGTTAAAAAACGCCCTTTTTCTACTAAGGCTCTTTAGCTCGGCCACCAGCTGTCTCATGGGGGTGGAAGCCCAGGTCGCAGTTAGTCGTAAAAAATAGTTATCTCCTCCAACTTGCTCCATAGCCGCATCGCCCTGAAAGTATTCCTTCAGAAGAATTGGGGTTATATCTTTTCCTTCTGCGCTAAACTCCTCAATTTTAGCCCATATTCTCTGATGTAAAGGTTCATAAAAATGATCTTCTTTAAGCTCTGTAGCTTGGTAATAAAGCTCGTTTCGGTTTATTACCGTTCCCAATACAAGCTGCTCTAATTCTATGTTAAATGGCGCTCTCGCCACTATTTCTTCTTTATTTCTTGGCATGTTAATTACCTTGTTTTGCTGTGATTTCACTGTACACCTCCACTAGACTTTTACCTTGGCTCATGGCCTTTACAAAATCAACCCCGTTCGGAGCCTTCATTGGTTCTTTTAACGCTAGTGGGGTAATCTTGTCGCTTTTCCGGTTTGCGTTAGCCAAGGCTTTGCTACACCGAATAAACCAATCCGCCACGTTTTGCGAGGTATAAAAATCGTCCAAGGCTTGAAGCTCTGCGTCAATGTCAATGTTTTTAAAGCTCTTTTTCCATTTTTCATAATCCTTTTCAGTAAGCTTGATGGTATTACCCTTCCACTTGTACTCCTTCACTGGATTATCATTATTTTGCTTTATGCTATTATTTATATTTGATTCTGACTCTGATTCTGACTCTGATATGCTTTTGTTTTCATAACCGTTCGGTTTTCTTGGTCGCCCACCCTTTTTACCATTCTCACTATTGTTCTTTTTCTTCCCTAACTGTTTGTTTTTTAGTTCTTTAAAAAAATCCCAGAAGTTATTTTCTTTTAACCTCTCTAAAACCAAAATAACCGTTTGCTTTTTTTCTTCTGAAAAAATGCGAAGTATTTTATCCGTTTCTGTTATCGGATCTACAGGCATGTCTATAAGCAAAGAGAATATCTCAATATATATCCCTTTTTCCTCTATAGTAAACCCTCTGGTATATTTTAGGTAATCGCCCGTATAAAAAGGCAACCAAGTTAGATTTTTATTCATACAGCCTCCCGAACTGTTCCCGATTTTGATAATGGGTGCGGCTTAAGTCTTCGGGAGAGCCTAAGCCGCACTGTTAACACGGTCGGTATTAACTTCTATAATTTATAAGGAGGAAAAAATATCTTGCAAGAGTTTTTTTAAAGAGGGGTGGTTTGTAGTGATGGGTATTACTAACAACCGCCCCCTCTAGCCCGATCAAGAGGTGGGTTTGAAACTCGGCAAGAGAAACAAAAACATTGGAATCGGGTTATATAGAGTATTAGATAAATTAAAAGGATAAATCAACAGAAAACTTAAGCTCCTGTCCACGTTTTTTTAGCAAAGCTGCAGCCAACCCCAAAGCATCAGCCTCATCGTCCCCCTCATCAGTGCCAGGGCGACCACCTTGCCACCCCATTCCGTGTAAAAAGTTACATAAACGCAACTTTTCATTTTTCATTTTACCATCGTAGCTTTTTCCGGTAAGTAGCTTTTTCCATTCGCTAGGAGTTAAACACGAAGATCTTACTTTGGTAGCATATATAAATTGCAAAAGAGCCCCCTCAAAATTAAAAAAGCTTTTTGCATGACTACGGTGTTTAACAAAATCAACTCTTTCATAAAACACTTCATCTATACCTATAAACTGATTTAAAAAAGAATTGCAGAACTTATATAAATTTTCTCCGTCTACTTGCGTCTTAGGAAACTTTCTGGTTCCAGAGGCTACTACCACTGAATCTTTGATCAACGCCCACCCGCACGATGCTCCTAAATCCAGTGATAGTATCCTATAAGCCATATTAATGAGCCATTGCCATTTTTATAGCGTTATCGTCAGGATTGGCAGTTTGCGCTATAACCTGGGGCTTCTGCCTAACATCCTGCACTAAGTCTAAAGAATAATTAACGCCAGTTGCTTTGCGTATAGAATCAATATTACGCTCCACTTCTGTTCTAGTTTCAGGATTCATCTTACGCATCCTGATCTCATATCTTGTAGCATAAGCAGGAATGTTGTAAGTCTTTTTGATATTAGCAATGGATTTTGATATATTCTTATTTATCACTTCACGTTGCTCCATCCACTTTAGTATCTCGTTAAGCTGCGATACTAGATCGTGGTTAACCTCACCTGCATCCGCTTGTTGAGTTTGTACTTTTTCTTCTTTCTTCACTTTAGCCATATTTACTCCTTTTTTTATGGTTACCCCTGCAAGCTATATTAATTTTGCATTAGTGGCAATTAAATTTTTATAAAAAATAAGTTGACTTAGCTGTTTTAACGTGTAAACCTAGGGTATAGATTACAAAAATCTATATAACTAATAGGCAAGAGAAATGTTAAATGATAAAGACCCCTTTGATGAATTAACCGAGATTAGCGATGTTGAGCTTTTATTAGGTTTTATCGTATTCTTTGCGATTGTAATGTTAATTGTTATGCTTTTATGTGGAAAGTAAAGTATATAGACATAAAAACAAAGCAGCCAACTTGGCGTTGTTATCGCAATATGGAAGAGCATCAGGTTAGAAAGATAGCAGATAATATGAAGGGCTTGATTTGGGTGGCTATGGTAAAGGAGTACTAATGGACTATTTAAAACACATAAAACCGGGGCTTTTACCTGGAATCTATTTTGATCTACCAGAAGAGCAGTATTTTGCCGATAGCTCACTAAAGCGCAGCAATATAAAAGACCTACTGGCCGGGGAATTGATTTTTTGGTATAATTCTTGGTTAAACCCAAACAAAAGGCCAGATAATACCTCAAAAGAAAAGGAATATGGCAAATTGGTGGATTGCTTACTTTTCACTCCTCATGAGTTTGATAATAAATACATAGTAAACACTGGTTTTGGGGTTTCTACTAAAAAGGCAGTGCCTGTACATGAATACAACGATGTAATGAGCGCAATTAATGCCCTTTACGAAGTGCCTTATACGGCAGATGCCTTGACCGGGGGCTACCCTCAAGTAACTATTATTTGGCAAGACGAGGCTAGTGGTATAACAATGGCCGCCAGAGTAGACTATCTTAAGCCAGACATCGCCATAGATTACAAAACTACAAGATCGGTAGATAAAGGCATATTGCGCTACGACATAGCTAAATACGGCTACGATCTACAAAGCGCACACTATACCGTGGGAATACTTGAAGCTAGAAAAGCCCTCCGGGAAAAGCGAGATTTTGTTATACAGGGCGTTAAAGGTAAAGCCCATCATAAATGGCTTAAGAAATTTATAGAATGCGATGAAATGTATTTTAGGTTTATCTTCCAAGAGACCACATTTCCCTTTCTATTTGACCCTTACGAAATGGATGAGCTTTTACCCGATGCCTTGGTAGATAGACTAGAGGCAATTGAGAGATATATAAAAATGCTCACTAAGTACGGTACATCTAAGCCCCACGCTTCTAATGGCAACCTTAAAAGCTTTGGTCGCTTTGATGTATCAAGAAGAAGGTATTAACAACTAAGGAGAAGTAAGATGAATAATAGCGTTGTAAAAATAGAAGAAAACAAAGTCGGGGGGTCTATATTTGAATCCCACGTTATAGAGGCGGTTAGCATAATATCTAACAAATTATCAAATTCTAAAATGGTGCCGGAGCATCTACAGGGCAAACCGGATGACTGCTTTTTAGTAGTGCAGCAAGCTTACCGTTGGCAATTAGACCCTTTTGCCGTAGCTCAGTCTTCTAGCGTAGTAAAGGGCAAGCTTTGCTATGAGGGTAAACTAGTGGCCTCAGTACTAGAAAGATTGTCTGGCGTTGTATTGGATTATGAATACTCGGGGATGAGCCTAAATAGAACGGTTAAGGTTTCAGGGGTCAGGCCAAATGAAAACAGTCCAAGGTCTATAGAGATAGTTTATAGCCAGGTTAAGACTGCAAACAGTCATTGGCAAACAAGCCCAGACCAAATGCTTGCTTATAGAGGAGCTAGAGAATGGGTTAGAAGATGGATGCCCGGTGTGTTATTGGGGGTATATACCAAAGACGAGTTAGAGGAAAGCTTAATTCCTGCCGGGGGTGGTTCTACAGCCGACCCTATACTTAGAAGGTTAAACAAAAAGAAAAATAAGCCTAAAAAACAAAAACCAGTAGATGTTTCCCCACCTACCGAACAGGAGGATAAAAAAGATGAATTTGATATTAAGGCGTTCAGAATAACTAAAGATGGGGTAACCGGAGCGAAGCAGTTTGATACCCTGTTAGAAGCAGCGGCGTTCTTTAATAGTTTACTATGGCAGCTAAAGACTAAGGGGGCTAGAGAAGCTTTAAAGCAAGAAAACATTGCTCTTTTAAAGGCCTTAGAGCAAAATGGTGAGGATATTATTATAGATCGCATTAACGAAACAATAGAAGCCGGAGAGCCAAATGAACCAGCAGGAAATTAATAATTACATAGGGTCAAAGCTAAAAAGTATCAGAGTGGCGAGGGGATATTCTTTAAGCTCTTTAGGAAAAAAGCTAGAGCCGCCCATAACTCAACAGCAAGTGGCTAAATATGAGGCCGGAGATAATAGAATATCAGCTCCTACATTGTATAATATGTGCCAGATTTTAAGGGTTTCTCCCCTTGAGTTTCTAATCCCTGACAATGAGCATCCTGTCTTTTTAGAAGCAGATGATGCCAAGCTTTTAAAATCTTACAGCCAAATAAAAGATGAAGATATTAAAAAAGCCGTTAGGGTACTGGTTAAAGATTTGGCTAGTTATTTTGAGAACAAAAAGGATGGTGCTAATGAGCAAGCTTGAGGCTATATTAAACTATGCAAAAATAAGCCAGGAAAATATATCTTCCGACATAAATCATCAGCGCGAGTTTTTATCTTTGGAAATGCAAAAATACCATCGGTTTATAGTGGAGGTTAGCTCTGGTAATTCAAAAATATTAGGGTTGGTAAATAACCCTTCTGTGTCGGTACACGGAGCCGAACTTAGATTAGAGCTACTACAATATAAGCCTAAAGAGCAAACTCCTATAACTAAATTAAGAAGGGTGGTTCCTTTTAGTAAAATAGACTCTATAAAAGTAATAGCTGAATACAAAAGAACGTTAGGAGGTGATCATGTTCATAAATATCTATGAAGATTTTATAACTTCAGGCCATAAAGATGATGAGACCGCTACTTACTGGGCTAATATAAAACAGGCTAAGTATAAGTACACCATTAAAAAGAATAAAGATGGATCGTGGGTAGAAATAAATCTAAAGGAAAATAACTAATGAAAGCTTATCTTTTAAAAAATCCGGAATCGGTAAAGAAAATAAAGGCCGCATATATTAAATTGGCAAAGATTCAAAACTCTCTGAATATTGCCCAGTTGGAGCTAAACGCTGAAGTAAGCGATGCTTTAACAGAAGAAGGGTATTTTGTTCAAGGAGATTGGATGTATAGCATCCAAGACGATTTGGTTGAAATAAAGCTCATAGAGCCAAAAGAGGTTAGGACTGCGGATACAAAGCATTAATTGTTCTAACGGCTCTATTGCCCACCTGTTCCCTTGCCCATAAACTATTTTTAGCTTCGGCTGCTGCCGTTTTCCAATCCTGTTTTTTTATAGCGGCTATCATAAGCTTAAACTTCATAAAGCGAGGATGCCCCAAATTGTAATACATGCTTATAATATGGTTTCTTCTTTTTAAGTTATATAATGGAAGATCTGGCAACACCTCTAACAACTTAGGTAAAAACACATCCTCAAGCAAAACCTCAAGCCAGTAATAAGCCACCTTTTTAGGTAAAGGCATGTCTTGTACATTAAAGCCAAAACCTATGGTTAAAGCCCCAAAGGGAGCCTTTACCTCTAGCCCCGTGGCATCGTCATAGGCTTTACCCCTCCACCCTTCGTCTAAGGCTATAAGCTCTAAAAGCTGCGGGTTTATCAAGTCTTTTATTTTTTTATCTGTCATTTCTAATTACCCTTATATCAGGACATTTCTTAAAATTCTTAACTTCTCTATACAACGCTTTATCCACCCACCAGTATAGCTCAGGATGGGTTTTTGCTACCTGATCGTGCTGATTAAGAGTCTCTTCCTGGTAATCTATTAGGTAAGCGGGACAGTGGTTGATCGTTATTTTCTTTTCTTTCTCGCAAGAGGTCACGAGCAGCAGCGTTGCCATCACCCAAGTTAGCATCCACCGCTTTTTGAGTTTCTTTTTTTGCATCTCTTTCTGCCTCTAGTTCCATCTCCGCTATTTTTTTCTCTAAATCTAACTTTGAAATTTTTAAGAGCCAAGATATAAGTCGGTATATCATCCAACCGAATCCTAAAGCGAAGAAGGAACCTAAAATTGCTAAAATCCACGTCATTGCTATTTTTTAGTTGGTTTTGAAGTTTTTATATTAACGGCCAGCCAGTGTATAAGCTTCCCTATAGGTAGCCCTTTTATAGAAACATCCTTGCCAACAAAATTAGCCACAATTGAAGCTATGGCAACTATTACGCTGGCAATAAAAGTTAGTATTAAAAACCATTTGCTTGATCCCTTAACAGTTATGTCGCCAATAGTTATAGAAGCTTGATTCTCTCCGCTGTCTAAATTAATTATCGTCCCGGAAGTTTTAGAAGGGGTATAAGCTAGGGATTCATCAAACTTTATTACAACATCCTCTGTAGAGGTATCTTGAAATATGTTTTCACTGGTGGCTGGTTGAGCTAAAACAGTAGTTGTTATTGTTGGACTTATTAGTAGTAGTGAAAGTAAAAAAACCGATAAAAGTTTTTTCATGGTATCCTCCTTTTTGGTTGGTAAGTATTTTAATAATATATCAATTAATTTATTTTACTATCTAAAATTTTAAGATCTGTTAAAGGGGAAACTTTTAAGACCCCTTCTAACACCGATATTCTAGTGTTGTAGTTATTTAAAATGGCGCTTACATCATCCTGATGAATTTCTATTTTGCGAATGTCTCTTTGAATATATTCACTGTTGGTTTTAATTTTAATAACCGAATTTTGAAGGGTCATTAAATTTTCTCTAGTTTCTTTGCGAAACTTAATGTTATGGCTGATGTGGCTTTCTATTTTGTCGTTTAAGTCTAATATCATGGCAACCATCACCCAGATAGCAGCTTGAGTGCCTAACCTGGCATTATTCCAGTTTAATGTTTTTTTCAATATTTGATATAAAATAGGAAAAGAAAACATAAATACCTCTAATTTATCATTTCAACAAGCATGCCTTCTTGAACAATATCGTTATCAGAAGTTGCTGCGCCTGTGCATTTTATAGTTATGTTTGAGCTATCGGTCTGTGCTGAAGTGCCTATTTCAAGATCATTTAAAGCCACCCCTGCTGTACCTGTTGTTACTAATTGAGAGCTATAGTCTTGCGTACTTGCGCCAGTTCTAAACACCTCCGCTTCAATGCGCCATACTCCTGCAATTGAGGTTGTTAGAGAGTTTGTGAGAATGGCCGTTGAGCCAAAATTTAAAGTGAGGGTTTTGGAGTTGGCGTTATTTGCAGTCGTTCCCCATGCTGTGATTCTTACACCTTTACCGTTAGCAGAAAGCGAGTTTGCTGGTAAAGTGTAAGTAATTAAATCATCGGTACCTGCACCAACATTTCCCACGGCGGTTGTGTTAACATTGGCCTTGCCACCTACTGTTGCCGCACTTGAACTTGCACCCATAGGGACGGCTAAATCACCCCCTGCAACTGTTAATAAGTTTGTGCTGTGTGTTAGCGTTACATCACCATTATTAAACCCAATTACAGCACCGGAGCCCATAAATAGATCGGCAAAACCTACGGAAGCAACCCCAAGTACTGTTGTGTTATCACTAAGAGGTCTAATGGTGCCTATATCAAAAACCACCGGGTTTCCGCTGCTTGAAGAAAATCTTAAACTACTACCAGATTGGTAAGTTATTGCGAAATTACTACCAATATCTATTTTAGCACCGGAGCCACCAAGAAACAGATCGTTCCAAGCTTTTGTTGAGCTACCTAAATCCGTAACGCTTGTTGTAGCTGGTAGTAAAGCGGTATTTATCGCAACGCTTGCAAGGTTGTCTAAAGCTGTAGTTGCACCACCACCGCCTCCGCAAGTGCCGTTAGCCGCTGCAGTAACTAAACCCTTGGCGTTTACAGTTACATCAGCACAGGTAAAAGAACCAACGTTAGAGTTTACGGTCGCAAGCGTTCCAGTAATAGCTGTAGCCCCCGATCCCGTTAAATCCCCGGAAAGAGTTATAGTTTGGTTTCCTGTTAAATAGGTATTTGTATCAACGCTTAAAGTACCATCACCACCCGAGGTTTTTACAAAGCCATTAGAGGTAAAGTTAGAAAGTCTAGCTATATTTTGCGTGGTGTTTACAGTAACAGTGTTAGTTGCTCTGGTTAATCCAGTAGAAAACGTTAATGGAACTTCATAGTCTGTGCCAGCAACTGCCGCACTCATAGCAGTACCATTGCCTTTTAGAATACCAGTAATGTTGGTAGAAAGAGTTATGGCCGGGGTTGTTGTTGAGTTAGCTACAGAGCCTGAAAAGCCATTAGCCGTTACCAAGGACACACTGGCAACGCCTCCTCTCCCGGTGCTAAATGCAGAATTGCCAGCATACACCTCATTGTATAGGAATAAAACCATGCTTAAAATTAAAAAACTTAATATTTTTTTCATAAACACCTCAATCGTAAATCATTAATCTGTTTCTGGTAGCCACATCAACCCATAAATATTGTTTGTGGATAACTATCGTTTTCTTCAACATCGTAAGTAACTTTGTATGTAAACCACCTGAACGTATCGCCGCCAGTACCTGTGCTTTTTAAATACCTTCCGTTGATATAATCATTATCAACAAAATCAAATGTGTTTACTGAATCAGTGTAGGTCTGGCCTGCCGCGCCAGCGGTGGTAGTAATATTTATAGCTGTTGATACGTTGTTTTTTCTTATACCAACTGTTGCGTTTGCTGTGGCGGTTGATGCCGAAACCCTGCAAGCAAAATCCGAAATAGTGCCACTTCCATATAGCCTTACGTTAGCAGGTTGTTCAGAACCATTCGCAAGGTAAGCACCCATCAAAACTATAAACCTTGCTGTGGTTGCTGAAAATAGCACGCCACCCATATCTGCTGAGAAGAATTGAGTTTCGCTATTACCATAATGCAATTCACAACCAACCAACGAGAATGTATTTGTACCTGTGCCACCCCCAGGAACTTTTCGGTAATTAAAAGTGTCGCCCGCTGTTAAGCTATCAGAACCGCTTGTTTGCGTGGCTCTAATCGCCCCTGCTGTTGTTGGTATTGTTAAGCTTAAACCCCCATTAGCATTGTTTTTTCTAGTTCTTAATGTGGTGGTGCTGGTTCTGCTATTGTTACTTAAAGTGTAATGTAAATTTTTAGCTGTAGCATCTACAATTATATCAGGTTGAAAGTTCTTAATTTCAGATACTGCATCAAAACCGCCTAACATACCCCAAATTCTTGTGTTTGAAGTTTCTGCGGCACTACCAAAAACACCTATTTTATTAACTATGTTGCCGCTATCAGTAGAATAATAAGCACCTATTACCCCCGCTTGCATAGATGCCCCAACCCTATCAATAAACATACAAGCATAATCGCCCGCAGTTAAGTCGTCAGTGTTTGTGTTATCAAAATACCTGCCTGTGCCACCTGTTCCTATAGTAATAAGCATGTTGCCGTCAGCACCATTCTTACGGCTTTTAACATTTACAGGTGAACCAGAGGCATTACTCCATACGTTTATGTAAGCATTACTAAGTGTGCCGTCTTCAAAAAATGGGGTTTCTGCATTAAATTCAACGCTTGTGTTTGAACCTTGGCAATTTAGTAATGGGTGATATGTATCAGAACCAGTACCACCGGAACCACTACACATTAAAGGTATTTTAGGGCTAGGCATCTACTTCCTGTTCCAATTCTTGTTTAATATCTTCTAAAACAGCATCAAATAATAGTTGTTCCACATGCGTGGCAGTCCAAGCTTCTTCGCTTGTAAAGTTTTCATGTTTTGGGCATTTATAAAGCTGCTCAACTAAAGTATCACGCCCTGTTTCAGGGTGTGTTGTAATTTTAAAGCGGCAGTTGCAAGCGTTACTACTCCATTCTGTCATGGTAATCTAAACTCCATATTAACAATTAAACCTTGTGTGCCTGTACCTGCAACATCAACATCGGCACAAATTAAATCACCAGTGGCTACATCATCGTTTGCTGTATCTATAACAGGGGCAGTGGTTGCATCTTTGCTATCGTATTCACTGGCATCAACTGTAATTCTTGTTGAAAGCATATCAACGTATGAATGTGCAGAAGTAGGGGTGCTTTGCCTGCCCCTTGAAAGCTGAACAGTTGGTGTACCAGAACTTGAGGTGGTGTTTACTGCCGCCCCCACTGCGACCATATTCATACCATTAAAAGAACTTGGAACTCTGGTGCAGGTTCTTTTATCAACCACCACAACTGCGCTGTTATGTGCAAAAAGCGACATCCCAAGCGGCCTTGTTCCTGCATAGCTACCCGCCAACGCATCTGGTGTAACTGCTCTGCCTGTATCTGTGCCAGTGTTTATCTCTGCTGTGGTTGCCAGTTCAACCTTACCCGCCACTGTGTCAGAGGCGGCATCTACTGATAAAGTGCCTGTGGTTAAAGTTAACCCCGATAGCGTTACGCTTGATAACGTTTTACTTGCGCCAAAGTAAGAAAGAGTATTAGCAGTAGCCGCATCAAAATTCCACCCGCCATAAGCTGTTGCATTTACACCGCCACCATTGCCTATATGTAGTACATCACCGCCAGAATTAGTTTCTAATATTAAACCAGAAGAAGAATCGGAAGTAATTGTATCTGTAATTAAATCAAACGTGCCTAAATCAACATTAGCTGTAGCACCTGTGTATGGAACCAAACCAGAAATACTTGGTATGTCAGCAAGCAACGCCATTGTGCCAGAAGTATCTTGAACCACTATCTGCCTTAAATCTGAAAGCCCAGAAGTATCAAACTTAAAGTTAGCGGTTAATGCTGAACCCGCCTTAAAGTAGTGAAAAAACTCTGTTCCTGCATAAACATCAGTCCCATCAGTAAATATAGCTTCGGTATTTATACCACCAAATGACCCGGCGTTGTTGTATTGGAAAGAAGTATCAGCACCTCCTGGAGTTCCACCGCCGCCTGTAGCATCTAAGGTGCTACCCGTGATCGTTAAGTTTGTGCCTATAGTTAAAGGTTTGCACTCACCCTCCGAGCTATCATAAAAGAGTATAGTGTCAGAGCCGCTAAACCCAGAGCAGCTAGATACTGTTATAGCCTGTGCCGCTTGTGAGGTTAGTAAGACAAGTAATGTTAGTAGAAATTTAATCATGTTTGAACGCTCCATGTACCCATTGAAGAAACTGCAACCCAGTTAGTGCTATTAACCGCTTTTATTTTTACTACTGAGCCGATTTTTGCGCTTTGAATGTATTGTGCAGTTCCGCTAATTTCGCTGCCAACCCTAATATTGTCCCCAGCCGCCGCCTGAACCCTGATGCCATCTGTATCTACCACTATAAATTCAAATTCATAGCCAAGTGCGGCGGTAGGTAAAGTTAGCGTTATTAAGGCCGTAGCCCCTTCGTTAGTGTAGGTGTTTCCTGTATTAGCCGCTGTTAAAGTGTCGTTTGCAGTTACGGCAAATATAAACGCCCCGCTAGGATCGGTGATTATATTGCCTCTAAGATTTACCACTACTCCTGAAGTTTCGCTTGTTGCAATAAGTAAAGGTTTAACCACGCTCCCAACTGCTGTAGGTGCAGTTGCTGTTAGCAATCCCGGAGTGGCATCAGATAAAAAATAGGTTTCCCCTGGGGTAAGACCTGCCAAATCGTTTATTCTACCACTATAAACTACAGTAAACGCATCCGCATCCGCAACCTCTGAAACTATACCGATAGCTTCTGCAGTTACAACATCATCCGCTAAAGCCAGCTCGTATTCTGTGCCATTATAATAAATGACATCGCCTACACCAAAGCCATGCTCTTCCTGCTCTATAGTTTCTTCGTTAGCTATCCCTGTTCCGCCGCCGCCACCTACTCCATTAACCCACCTTTGAAGAGTTGCATCAAATTTCAAAACATCGTTATTGGCTAAGGTTTGGTCGTTTATAAAGACATCAACCAAGCGGCTAAGATTAGAAGAGGTGTAACCTTGGCTTACATAGACCACCTTTTCGCTGCCCTCTACAAGAGTTTTTAATTTGGCAAATATACTTTCTTCTAAAGCAGCCGAATCAAGCTCTTGGGTAGGAGTTTGCTTTAAAGCACTTAAATCATTGATTAATTGTTGAACTTGCTCTGAAACATCCGTTGGTATTTTTAGTGATTTAACATACTTTGCTAGTTCTTCATGCTTTTTCTGAGCGGCGCTAATATCTGTTTTAAGCTCATTATCAGCCAGGGCAAAATCCTCCCTTATATTAGCTGATGAGTTACTAAGTGCTTCGTTAAAACTATCTATTATTTTTTTAGAGAGAGTGTAGACCTCTTTTTCTGTAATATAGCCTAAATCTTTTATGTCTTTTATATCTGCGTGTTTATGGCTGTGTTCAGCAATAAGTCTTAAAACTAGCTCCATGTCTAAAGATGCCCTTTCCTCTGGCAAATCTAGCACTTCGTTCAGAAGCTTAAAAAGCCTGTCTTTCTTCTTTTTTTTGGTTGTGGAGTATTGTTCCTCCGGGGAGATCTCTTTTTTAAATGGTGTTATTTTGTTTTGCTCTGGCATTATTCACCATCAAACACTACTACATTTAAATTCGGGTTAGTCGCGCCAGTTACACCCACGGCCAGCTCTATAGGCTTTGTTCCTGCATCTACAACGCAAGCAAGGTCTAACTCAAAATATCCGGCTGAAGTTAGTGTTATATCGCTTCCACCACTTTTCTCGTTAAAATAGTTTGAACCGCCATCAATAGTAGTTTTTACAGTTACTGTACCACTATCAAAAGTGCCAGATACATAGCCCCTTATTTTTGTAGAGCCTCGTCCATTCCTAGCGGTGTTGAAGCTGTAAACTATAGTGTTTGAGTTATTCGTAGTAATATTGGTAGTGCGCTTAGACATAAAACTCTCCTTAGTTTAATAAAATTATAAAAGTTATAACAATTCCTTTGCAAATTATGAAGGTAAAAAAATTCCTGTAATATTCTTGTTTATCTAACTTATCCATTAGTAGTACCCCTCCATTTTGCCTTTTTTGTAAGGAATATTTATTTTTAGTGGGGTTTTCACATCTTTATTAACGCCCTGAGCCATTCCTGCTACGGTAGGAGAATACTTTATTTCTTTTGCTGCCTCAGTAAGTATTCTGCTTTGAGCTTGGTTGGTTTGGGTTTTTATTAGATTTTCAAGCGCCTCTATACCCTTATTTTTATCAGTTAATATTTCTGCTAGTCTTTTAGCGTTATTTGGGGTCAGGCCGTAATATCTTTTTAAAGCCCAGTCTTTTGCCATAGTAAGCACTGCCCCTCTGGTCGCCCCCCTGTCTAGCAACTCTTCCATTGTAGATTCCATTAAATTCTTATCCATGAATCCTTGGTTTATATCAGTGCGAGAGCCACCCAGTACTAAAAACTTGGTCTTTGCGGTGTTTACTTCTTCTAGCATTCTTTTAGAAAATTCATTGAATTGGTTATCTCCATCAAAGGCGGCCTTTAGCTGCTCTTTTTTATAGGTGTTGCCAAATATACGTTTAGCTGGATCAGCGCCCTCGGCTGTAGAAGTAACCGTTTTATTTAAATTCTCTCTTACTCCAATCCTAAACGCCTCTTTTTCTGCAACACTAGCGCCTTCCAAATACTTAGATATCTCAGCCGGGCGCATCTTGCTGAAATTAATGCCTTGTTCTTGTGCTGATTTAATTGAGCTTATATCGCTAAATACCTGACGAGCTTTTGCATATTCAGGAGCTACTTTATCTAACTCCCCGGTTAGCTCCCTTTTTAAGTTTGCCAAAACTCTAACATCATCATTAGCGCCTGAGTTTTTTGCCGAGCCTATCATATCGTCTAAGCTTCTTTTAACATAATCTAAGGTTTGTAGTTTTAGCCCACTCGCTATTTTCCCATCCTTTATTGAGCCGCTCAAGAGAGCTTGCTCAGTTAAATCTTCATCTACTTGCCCCAAATCAGTCATTTGGTTTCTCATCTTAACACCCGCCTTAGCTAATGCTTGCTTCCCGGCATCTGTGTTTAAAATATCGTCTATTTTCTTAGATTTTATATTTGTGTATTTGGAGAACGCCTCGGTATATAACGGCTTAGACATTTGCTCCCTAGCGGCAGTTAGATCGTCTAGGTTCCCGAAATAATTATCTACTTTAGAAACTTTAGAAAGATCATCCACCACCCTTTTTACAGCATCTTCAGATCTTCCCTCTAATGCTTCTACTACTATATCTCTTCCACCTTCGGTTTTGCCAACTAACCTTGTTAAGCCCCTTACGCTGTCCCCTGCCACGTCTGCAATGGTTGAAACCTGGCCTGATTTTATATCGCTTAGTGCTTGCTGTGGATTGGTTATTTTATTAGCAAGCAGAACATCTGGGTCTACTCCCTCCCTAGCCCTTTTTATAAGCCCTTTTGTGCCTTCAACTATATCTGTTGCATTTCTGACACCAGAAGCGGCAGCACCTACAAGAGGTGATAAAGCTCCGCCGATTATACCCCCCTGAACAGCCTCCTCTACTACGTCTTCACCCGGTTTAGCGGATAAAGCTCCGGCTGGAACGCCTGTAGCCACGCCTGTAATAAGGTCTTTTACCCTAGCATCTACAAAATTCTTGCCCGTAGTTAGCGTTTTAGCGGTTTTAGGTGCTACTTTAGCTAAACCTGCTATCCCACTAGCACCACCCAGCCCCAAGCCACCACCAGCCACCATTCCGGCTATAGCAGCGGGTTTATTTTCCTCTAAATCCGTCTCTAATTGCTGAGTTTGCGACTGTAAGCCCTCTTTATAGAGATCTCCGAAGCTTTTATCCGCCACTGGCTCCCCTCCAGCTATTTGTGCTAGACCGGGGGTTTTTGCTACCAATGCACCAACGCCAGCCTTAATTTCATCAGAACCTCCTAAAGTAAACCCTTGCTCAAAGCCCCTTCTCAAAGCCCCCAATATAGAGGATTCTTCTTTTTTGTTAGCTCGGCTAAGTACTTTCTCTGCTAAGTCTGCAGGTAAGCGGGAAACATCAAGCCCGGCATCTGCAAGTTTTGAGGAGGCTTGGTTTGCTTTGAAAGCTTCTAAAGCTTGCTGCTCACTAACGCCTTCAGGGGTCTCAATCTCGTAAGTTTGACCATCGGGTGTATTTATTTGGAATATAGGCATCTACTTAACCCTTCTTATAGTTATTCCAGTTAGATTGTCCTTTACAGGTCGCCCACCAGTTTGTTGCACTTCTTCCCCTTGTAATTCAGCAGGTAATTTATATCCACGAGTTTGGATTTTACTTCTTATATCTCTTTTTAACCCGTCTTTTAGCTGGCTGATTTGCTGTTTAAAACCTCTGCCTGTGCTAAAGAGTGTATTTGGAGTGGTTATTATTCTATCAAAAAGCTCTTGGACACCCTTGTCTAATGTACCCAACTGCTGCATTTGTTTATAGTCTGCAATTAACTGCCCGGAAAGATTGTCATATCTCTTAGAGGTTTGTGCCGATAAAAAAGTGTTAGCGGTTCCTTCTTTTTCAAATAAATTCTCTAAGTCCGTTAAGGTTTTATCAATGCTTTGATAAGCCGGGAGAGCCTTTTTTATTGTTTTTGCATCTTCTGCTGTTGGTATTTGTGATGGATCGGCAAAATCCAAGCCTGGCACTGCAGCAGTTTGTAACCTTGCTGCTTTTTTCATTATTATATCTCCAGGATTAACACCAAGAGCCATTGCCGCCATTTCTTCTTTTGAAAGATTGCTAAACATTTGAGGGTAAGCTTTAATTACATCCATTAAATTACCACCGCCGCCTGTATTCGTACGGTTAGCAGCAGCAGTTCTAGCTTTTATCAAGCCTATCTCTGCACCAAATCTTTCTTTTTCCATCCTAGACTTTGGAGTTTCAATAAACTCATTAGCTGCAGCCACCGCCTCGGGGGTTCCTATAGATAGAAGCTGCGATGCCTTTGTCTGATCTATTCTATCAGGGGACATCTCTCTTAAAGCATATTCAGGTATTTGGCTGCCTGTTAAAACACCTCCCATTTCCTGTAATTTGCGCTTGTTTTCTTCCTCTAATGCCTGATTTGCTTGCAGGGCTAGTTCAGATAAACCTAAAGTACCAACTCCCATTAGTACACGAGGAAGCGTGCCTCCTTTAGCTAGGTTGGCCATGTTTTGAAAGCTTGATGAAAAAGCGCCCATAGTAACTCCTTATTTAAAAGCATTCATTATAGAAGGGATAATCCCTGCGCTGCTTGATGTAGCTGTAGAAGTTCCGGTGCCAGTTGAACTATTTAAACCTCTTAGTATATCAGCAAACCACTCTTGGCCTGTAACTGCTGCTTGTTGAGTGCCTGTTTCAATCTGCCTTAGTATTTCACCCAAGTTAAACAGATTCACACCTTGGCTCTGCTGGTTTTCATAAGTTTTGTTAAACTCGTTCAATACTCTATCTGCGGCGGTTTCATAAGCGTTAGCTCTTAGCGTGCCAGATGTATCTCCTAGAACCTCTAATAGATTCCTACCTATCTCACCTTGCGCAACCGCTTGTCTAGTGCCTCCAAAAGCGCCAGCATCCGTAGCCGCAGACGATAAGTCGCTAAACATTCCTTGGCCTTGCTTTCTTAAATCTCTTTCTACTCCACCCAACACATCATCTACAAACGGGTTAGAGAATTTTGAAATGCCCTCTCTAAATTGCCCTTCGGTAATAGGAGCATACTCTTTGCTTATCAAGCCCAGTGCTTGTTGTTGAGGGGCGGTTATAGGTGCAGGTGCAAAATTAGCAGTGTTCCCAGCTAATCCTTGAGTGGTAGATATTAGATTCTCCCACGCTTTTTGGCCAAATTCCGGCAATGCCGCATAGCCACTTGCTGAAGTAGAAACCGAGCTGCTTTTGCCTGGAGAACCGAATAATTTACCGAATGTCTTGCTCATGCCTATACCTCATAAAACATATGTGTCATGTTATTATCCACTTCTATAAAGCCATTATCCTCTAATCTTAGGATATACTTATAGGAGTTAACAGAAGTATAAATTAGCGTGAAATTGTTATTTTTAGCCCACTGAGTTGCTGCTTTTATTAGTTGGTCTAAGGCTTTGTCTCTTACTTTTTTATCAGCATTAGGATCGCAACAAACAAATTCAAATACACAAATTTTACTGTCTGTTTTATACAGGAACCCGTTACATATAGGTTTCCCGCCTTCCTCTACTAATAAACCAGTGGCGCTTAAATGTTCTAGCTTCGGAGGGTACGAGCCATGCGCTAACCACCATTGCTCTATAATAGCATAATCATTATCTGGCGTGAAGGTTCTAACTACCATGACGTGTTTATTGATCTTCTATCCCATTTCAAAGTACCGGAAACACTTACTAATTTATATTCATAAGTGCCTGTGGTATTTATTACTATATCGCCTTCTCTATCAGTAGCAATAACATCAGTTGGAGATGAAGGCTCAGTTCTGTTTACGCTTCTACCACTTACAAACTGATTAATAAGCTCTAAAAAATCAGGAAGGTCTTCAGTTTCCCTCAACCTTACCACTTCCTTATAAGCTTCAAATAGCTCTTCAGGTGTAGATACTGCGGGGTAAGAACTCTTCATTTACCCCCCGCTTTTTGAATCTCTTCAAACCACTGGCCAGCTCTCCAAAATTGACCCAATTCCTCGCCAGTTATTTCATACTGCCAAAACCTTGCACTTGATTTAAAGACCAATATTTCTGTTGCAGAAGTTACCTCTTGCGGAGAGGCCGCTAATAAAACAGGTGTAGATTGAGGGTATTTTTTCAGGTATATATTAACCTCTAAGCTAGTCTCATCAGTTAAGATATTATCCGGCAATAACCCAGTAATAGCAGTTACGTTTATATCTATATTAAACACAGGGCTTTTTAAAGTGAAGGCCATAGGTTCCTCGCCTTCATTGTAGCCATTTTCATGTAGATATATATTGCCATCATGATCTGCCAGGTAAGGATATACTTGGTGAACAATAGGGTATTCAGCTGCGGTTCTTTCAAATGTATCTGGAGTCCAAGTAAAGTCTTTAATATTTAATCTTGCCACTTTATTAGGCTCTTCAGCATCTTCGCTTGGATAATGCCACCAAATTTCGTTAAATTTAGGATTATACCAACAGAATATTTTATCCTTTTGTGCAACATTTAAGTTTCCGAATATATATTCTTTTAGCGTTGTTTCATAGCCTGAATTACTCGGAATAACTTCAACATTTCCTCCTCGGTAGTAATAGAAATTGTTATTGCCCATCCAGTAAGCAGTACCACCTATAACTATCCTAGCGTTTTGAGCTATCAGCCCGTCTTTATCTTCTAATAACTTTGTTTCAAATACTAACGGCTTTTTGATATATCTAAAGGTGTAAACCTTGCTTCTGGTATAAATCAAATTAATACCTTTCAGCCCGGCATGAGATATAAACCTATCCGCTCCCTCTATATCATCTTCTCCGGCTTGGTTTTCAGCAGTAGCAGTCCATGTAGTTAAGCCGCCTTGATCGCTCCACTTTATCCTGTTTGCTACATCACTAGCTCCTAAAGTAACCACTATATTATCAGTAACAAAAACATAGTTTACAGCAGTAGGAGCTCCACTTACAAGAGCCGGGAGTGTAGAAGTTGAGCCATCCCAACTATAAACCCCTGTTTGATTTCCTGGAGTAAGTAGTACAAAATCCCCAAACCTGTCAAAGCTCCAAATTCTAGGTTGTGTTGGTGTTGAGCCAACCTTAGAAACGCCATAAGCCCCCACCCCATATCTTCCCATGCCGTAGCCTTGGCCTATCGTAGAATCACAAGCTCCCTCCGCAATTTGAGGGTATATATCTACTGCATTCCCTTGGCTTGAAACAGAAGATGTTGCAAAGGTGCTACAAATAATGTCATAAGCATTGGTTGTTACATTTCTTATCTGATGTGGCGCATTTACTTCAGCTATAGGGATGCCACCAATATTATTACCGGTTTCTGTTGCTCCATCTACTTCAATATTCCACCCCTCCGAATACCCATGAGTTGCGTGGGTAACCGATATAATTTTAGTAGACCTTACCACTGAAGCGCCACCGCCTGAGCCTGTGGAGCTTGCAGTCCCGTTAACTACAAAGCTATAGGTATCAGTGGTGACTGCAGTTATAGTATGAGTTGCGTTTAAAAGAGTGTTTGTTATTCCATTAGTAGTACTTGCACCAGATAATTTAACCGGGTCTCCAACTCTTAATTTGTGAGCGGTGTCTGTAACAGTTATATTTCCTGTTCCGACTGTGGTTGCTATAGGGTTGTTACTTAAAGTCCCGTAGTTTGTAGCAAAAGGATCGGTTAGCGCATCTGCTGTTGTTTCAACCGGAGTGATGTTTATATGCTGAGATGCAATTATTGAATATAAGCTGGTGTTTGTGCCTAAGATATACCTAACTATATTATCTAAAACAAAGCTATATATATTCCTGCAGCAGCCTAAAATAGTGGTGTTATACTCTAGGGTTAAAAGTTGCCATCCGCCAATTTTCTCTGGCTTCCCACCAACAAACCTAATTTTATCTGCATCTGTATAATGCTCAGTTGCTACACCCGTGTTATCAGTGCTGGGTTCAACACCTGGTAATATGATTATTGGATTTTGAACGGATTGCATATCTCATAAAATTTAATTGCCACCAAAACCAACCACGCTGCAATAAGAACAATCAGTTAGGCCACCGTCGTCTGCTTTGAATTGAACCCTAACAGCTGAAGTAGTAGGAGCGGTTGCCGTAAAAGAAGGCATTGTGTTTGCGGCTCCCATAGCAATAGCCGCATAATTGGCAGAGCTTAAAGTGCTGGTAAAGTTTATAGTGTAATCCCCGGTGCCATTTTTAGTAATAGAAGTTACGTTATATCCGTCTGCCACAGTAGGAGAGCCAGCAGTGCCATCAAATCTTGCAAAGAAGCTTACTAATCTATCGCTATCTGGCTGGGTAATTGTGGTAAAAGAAAGAACGCCGGAGCCATTAGTTTGCACTACTTGACCGCTGGTACCATCGGCACTTGGAAGCGTGAACTCTACATTTCCGCTTAATGTATCAGCAGCCTTAAGGCCAACATAATTAGACCCGTTGTCCGTGTCTTCATAAAACCGAACTGTTGTGCCTTGCGATGCAGTAGCACTAAAGTTATATACCCCAGTTCCTTTTGTAAGGAAGTTTAGGTTAATATTAGTATCGCCCCCGGTGGCTGATATAACAGGAGCGTTTCCTGTTGCTGCGTTTGTTATTGTAACTTCGTTAACCGCAGAAGCTGTTGTGCCTAACTTTATAACCTCGTTGTTATTGGTATCGTTTATTGAATCTATTACTTTTATATCGGCACTAAACGTTGTTACTGCTGAAAAGGTATTCGTGCCGCCGAAAGTATTATTAGCCGACATAGATGGCATTAAGCTGTCTATGCTATCAAAATTCTCATTTAGGTATGTACCCCATTGATCTGCGTCTACCGGGTCATTAACCGCTGGCTTTTTAAAGCTATAGTTTGTGGTGGTAGTATAAGCAAGTGAAGCGGAAGCCGCTAAAGCTACCGCTACACATGAAAATACACCTAATATTTTCTTAAGATTCTTCATATAACCTCAACGTTTAGGTGGTTTTTTACCTTTGCCTTTTTTACAAGCCATATATACCCCTTAAGTTAGTATGATACTGCAACAGTGCAAACAAAGCCGTTATTATCGGCCACGTTTGAAGTAGAGGCACCAGCTACTGATACTGTAGCCCCAGCAGCTATTTGAGTCGTAGTAGACACATCCGCAACACAGTTACGTTCGCCATCCGCTATAGTGCAAGTAACGCTAGGAGTAGTTGCTGCTTCAGCACTTCTTAGAGTAAAGCTGATATTAGCGTTAGCATCGCCTTCGTTACGGCACCACATACCAGTTACATTGAATGCTTGGTTTGTGAATATTGCCTCATCTACTGAAGATTCAGTAGTTGAACCCGCTGCATCAATGCTACAAGCCACACCGCCTGGAATATTAGCAGTTAGCGTATTGCTTGCTCCGTAGTAAACAGTGTTGTTGTTGATAGTAGTAGCTTCACCACAAATAGTGAAAAAGCCCTTGCCCGTTGCATCAGATATTTGAACGGGAGTTACTTTTTCTACTGTATCATTTTGGTATATAGGAAGATACCCGGTTCCAGAAGCTGTAGAACCAGAGTCAAGCCTATTGATATCACCTCCAATAATCCCTGCAAAAGCAGAGGGAGTTATTGCTAGTGCTATAATCAAACTTATAATAATTTTTTTCATTTTGATATTCCTTAGTAAAGTTAATAATTAGGGTATTCGTCTATTATATTCTCAGTGGTTAGTCGACCCGATGTAGTTCTGCTGCTAGTTTGGTTTAAGATCATCTCTAACTCACCTGCAACCTTACCACCTCGGCATTTAAGCGCTACTCCCCCATCATAAATGGCCGCTTTTTCTTCATCAAAACGATAATCCCTGAATATATCTGCAAGGGTTTTGTATTCTATTAACCTTGAGGCATGCTCTAGAAAATCGTTAGTTTCTGCGTCATCATCAGGGGTTTCTAGGTCTGGATATTTTTTTATGTAGTATAGGGTTACTTGGTAAGCTTGCTCCGGGTAAGGATAAAGCTGAATCTCTCCGTTTCTGTAAGTAAACCACCTTGGTAGCCCTGAACCACCTACATCTAAAGCATCAAACTCATCATTTTTAATGTGAATAAGCGAATATCTTACATCGCTATCCAATAAAACTAATGGGTTATCTTGCTTGAATTGCAGGAAGTCTGTAGGAATGCCAGTTGATAATACCTTATTCCCAACGGTACAAGTAAGAGAAGCGCTATCTTGATTAAACCAGAACGGAACTGTCTCAAAAAAATCTATAGTAGAGTTTATCTGATCGTTCACTTGAGCAACCGTAGGATTAGTGATAGTCCCATCAGAGACTTTCGCTAAAATTCTATTCCTAAGTTGCTCAAGTGTTGCCATAACCTAACCAAGATTATAGATCGTAAGTAAACAGAGCGATACCAGTTACTGTACCAGCTACTTCTATAGCTTCGCCGCGAGTAGTTAAGGACAAGTAGCCCTCATCTTCAGCTGTGAAGCTCACGCCAGTTAACAGACCATCCGCTATAGGCCAAATTACAGAACCTGCGT